TTATGCCTCCGGTTTTTCTGCGTCCTTGTAGAAGAAAGTATGTGCAAGTCCATTGCGGAAGACGATTTCCTTTACGTTGCTACCTTCCATGACGATAGAATCAATGATTTCTTGGAAGAAGTCTCTTAGGATTTCAGCATCCATGTCCATTGCCAGTTTCTTGAAATAGATATAGTCTTTTCCTGCCAGCTCTTTGCTCATGATGAAGTAGCTGGCTCTTTTTATAAAGTTCTCGTCAGAGATTGTCTCGATGCCACGTCCACGGTCTATCATGCCAAGATTCTCATTTATTTCCTTTAAGTAGTCATCAAGAGCCTGTTTGCGGATTATAAAGTCTTTTTCGCTGATCGGGTTATCAGCATACAGGTACAGATTCATAAGCCGGTCTAAGGCACGCTCAGTCTTTCTCTTCTCAGCACGTAGTCGCTTCAGCTCCGGATCTATGGTAGTAGCTTTCTTTGGTTTCCGGAAGCGTTTGCCATCCAGTGGCGTAGAAGAGAACATATGGAAGCAGCCGTCTAGTCCGTCCTTGCCGATGTGATCCACATTCTGAAATGTGCCACCATTTAAGAGAGCGTCTTGCAGCTCCGATGTGTCATGAATTGAAGAGAAAGCCGCTCTGGCATGCATCATGTTCAAGACATAGTTAAGCACGAATTCACCGATCACTGGATCGGAGATTGACTTTGTATTGCAAGTCTTTTTCTTCCGGAGGTTCGGGCATGCGTACTTGGAAGGTCTGTATCCAGATGCCAGCAGTCTGGAAGGAGTAGAAACATACTGAGAGCCACAAGTTCCGCAGTAGAGCAACCCACCGAAGATGTGAGTCCCCTTTGATGTATGTTGCTGGCCAGGTAATCGCTTTGACCGGGAGTTCGCTTGTAAGATACGATTCACGTTGCCAAACTGTTCGTCTGAAATGATTCGTGGATGGTGATCTGGCACCTCAATCCACTCAGACGGGTCCTTTTCGATTTTCAGACCTGGAATCTTGTAATGATTGTATCTGTATTTGCCGGTATAGAATGGATTGGTCAAGATGATAAATATGCTGACCGGTGACCAGTCGTTACCGGCTCTTGAAGCATAGCCATCTTCATTCAAAGCCCTGGATACCATTACCAACGAACGATGCTCCGAATAGAGATCGTACATCTTGTGTACAAGAAAAGCTTCCTCCTGGTTGATGGAGAAAGTCTTTGAATCCTTGTCGTAGTCGTACCCATAAGGTACACGACCACCATTCCAGAGCCCGTTCTGTGCCCTAGAAAGCATTGTGGCAGTTACACGTTCAGATGTCATGTTACGTTCCAGTTCAGCGAAGACCAGGATGATTTTCAGCATGGCTTCTCCGATAGCTGTACTGGTGTCAAATTGTTCATTTTTGCTGACGAAGGTCACGCCCAGGTCCTTCAGTTCCTGGTACATAGATGCAAAGTCCAGAAGATTCCTGGAGATACGGTCAATCTTCCAGCAGAGAAGATGTGTGAACTCTCCGGCACGGATCCGGCGCATCATGTTTTGAAACTCTGGACGATCAGTATTCTTTCCACTGTAACCAGCGTCCTCGAAGACAACATAGTCATTTATCCCAAACATGAGCTGTGCGTAAGTTATAAGCTCTTGTCTCTGCATGGGGAGAGAGTCCCTGTCTATCTGATAGTTCGTGGATACTCTCACGTAAAGAGCTGCTTTTTTGGGAGTCTCATTCGTATTATTTCTGTTTATGCTCATTATTCCACCTCAAAAAAGAAAAAGCCCCTTTATGGGGCAATTTCAGCTTATATAGGCGGCATATTTGTTCAGAACCGCCCAAACTACTTTCCGGTCATCGAAAGAAGCAATCTGATAGCAAGCGAGCAATCGTTCCAGCTCCTTCACGAAGTCCTCTTTTTCGTTGCTGTTCTCGCAACGGATGTTTTCAGTTCCCATAAATGTTACCTCCTGTTTTTGCGAACGTAATCAAAGTAAGCAGTAGAGATTATGCTTGCTTCTTATCCGCATATTTCTCAGGTATAACCATATGCGTCCGCAGGAAGTCCTTGCACATAGACTGTCTGTCTTCCGGGATCCGATGAATGATATTGAGCCATTCTTCATCTTCGAGACTGAGCGTTTTTGATTCAGCTTCTTCCCCGGTAAGAAGAAAGTCTGTAGATACGTGGAAGAATTTCGCTATAGGCGAGATCAGATCTGCCGAAGGACTGCCCTTGCGGATTTTCCAGCCGTTCACGGTTGCTTTGGAAACATTGATGGCATCTGCCAATTCCTTCTGTTGAAGCCCGTATTTGTCGAGCAAAAAGAATACACGTTCTCCGATAGTCATAAAAAATACCTCCAAAAAGTATGCAAATGATTACTATTTTGCTTGACAAGTAAGCTATTGTTGATTATGATTGGTTTGTACAACACAAAACAACATACAAATCATTGCAATTTACATCACGCTTTGTAATCAAAGCGGTAAAAAATCAAGGAGATATGCCAGTATCTCCCGTCAGTGTTTGTCAGTACACTTTTGTTTATTTTACAGCAGATTATTGGTGATGTAAAGCAAAATTCTGAGGAAGGAGGAAGACATGAGCCGTAAGTTATCGCCTTGGTGCAAAAAAGTTAAGAAGAAGCTCATCGACCTCGACATGACAACCACGGAACTTGCAGAAGTCATCGGTTTATCCAGAGGACATGTTTCAGCAGTTGTCAACGGAAGGTCGTATTCAGCTAATACTGTAAAGCTTATCAGCGATTACTTGAATGTTCCGTATGATTGTGGCTGTACCTTATAGGTTATGAGCTTATTTTAAGCCATAAGGAGGAAAGAAACAATGGATAGCAATTGTAGGAAATTGGGTGAAACCCCATATCGTGCATGTAGAAAGCAGGCTGCAATCTACAATGACGCTCTAGGCAGCATGGAAAGAGCTGCTGAAATGCTCGGCGTTTCAGTGAATACGCTGAGCAATTATGAGCTGGGAGTCACGGTACCTCCGGTAGACATTATCATCGTGATGGCTGACCTGTATCGTGCTCCACAACTGAAGACAATGTATTGCAAGAATGAGTGCTTGATCGGAAGGTGTATGCCGGTAGCTGTTGAAGCCGGAAGCATTGACAATATAGTGATCCGGATTATTAAGCAGTTTAAGGAAAGCCGGATTGAAGGCTTGAAAGATAAGCTCATCGGAATTGCAGAAGACGGGAAAGTCAGTGAAGAGGAAGAAAAAGAACTCAACGAGATATGCCAGGAGCTGGATGAAATGGTAAAGACAGTATGGGAATTGAAGTTAGTCCAGGAAAGGGAGTGTAGCTGTGGAATTACCAGAAAGAATTGAAAAGCGAATGAAACAGTATGGACTCAATACACTGGATGAAATGATCCAGGCTATCGACCAGCAGGAACCGATAGACATTGGAATTTTTGTATCACCGGTAAAAGGAAGTGAGATATATGAGAAACAGAGTGTTAAGCTGGCTTGAATACATATCAATTTCAATAATCGTGCAGTGCTTCATGATTGTACAGATGTGCAATGTAAGAGGTTCGGTGGAAATCGGTGGAGAGTACCTCGTTCTGCCAGCATTGATTATTACTAGAGTTGCACTTGAAGACATTTTCGAGGAAGAAAGATGATAGAAGCATACAAAGAAGTAGTAGACCAAACAGTAAAAGAGCTTAGAAATGATAGAATTGATATCAGCAATGAAGAAGTCGAATGGGCAGAACAACACTGTTTGAGAAAGATAAAGGTCGCAGGAAAAGACGAAGGATATTTCAAGATACTGTTCCCAGATGTTCTGAGAGAGTATCTGTTCCGGAGGACATTGAATGCGATTAGCTTGCTGAGCATGATGGAGGTAGAAGATGTGCAGTGTATGTTTACAGAATCCGTGCGATAGCAGATGCCCGAATGCTCCAGAACCAAAGCCAGTATGCCTGTGTTCTGAATGCAATGAAGGAATCTATGAAGGCGATAAGTATTTAGAAGGTGTGAACGGACCCGTTTGCGAGACATGCTTATCAGATATGACAACATCAGAAATTATAGAGCTGTGTGGAGAAGAATTATCCACAGCAGAAAGGAGTGATTGGTAATATGGCAGGAACAGAAGTATCAGTGATGAAAGAGTTGAAAGGGATTCTTGCAACCGATAACGTAAAGAACCGGTTCAATGAAGTCCTGGGAAAGAAAGCACCGCAGTTTATGACATCTATCATCAACGTGGTTAGCCAGAATAATCAGCTGAAGCAGTGCAGTGCGAATTCTATCATGAGTTCAGCCTTGGTAGCTGCGAGCTATGATCTGCCGATCGACAGTAACCTGGGATTCAGTGCGTTGGTCCCATACAAACTGAAAGACGTAGGATACCAGGCGCAGTTCCAGATCATGTACAAAGGATTTATCCAGCTTGCGATCAGAAGCGGATATTACAGAAGAATGAATTATGCAGTAGTGTATGCAGACGAGCTGGTTTCTTACAATCCGGTGTACGGAGACATTGAGTTTGCCAAAGATTTCAGCAATCTGAAAGATAGAAAGAGTGGGGACAGAGAAAAAATTGTAGGATACTTTGCATGGTTTGAATTGAATACCGGATACCGGCAGGAGTTGTACATGACGGTGGAGGATGTAGAGAATCATGCTGCTAAATATTCACAGGCGTACAGATATGACAAGAACTACCACAAGAAGAACAGCAAGTGGACAACAGACTTTGATGCAATGGCACTAAAGACGGTGATCAAATTACTGCTCAGCAAGTGGGGAATCTTATCTGTTGAGATGCAGAGAGCCCTGGAAGACGACCAGAAGATTTTCGATGAAAATGGTAACGCAGAGTATACGGACAATCCTTCGGGACCAGTGCAGGACATTGACGAGCCGATAGATGTCTTCTCGGAAGATGTCCAGGAAGTTCCAGAAGAGCAGGAAACTACGGAAGAAACAAGCGAGGAAGGAAAGTAAGAAGATGGATGAAATGAGTACAAAGTTCCAGTTGACAGCGGATAACTACTATTCCGATGAAGCTAACAGAGAATATCTTTCCGTATCTCAGTTCAAAGATTTTGTAGGGACTTATGGAAGAATGGGCTGTGAGGAAATGGCACTTGCTAAGATCAGAGGTGAGTATAAGACGGAACCGTCAAATGCAATGATGATCGGCAGCTATGTGGATTCCTATTATGAGGGGACGTTGGATGAATTTAGAACCAAGAATCCTCAGATATTCCGGAAGGATGGAAAGCTGTTATCCGGATTCCAGAAAGCAGAAGATATCATTGCCAGGACAGAACGTGATGAACTTTTTCAGAAGTATATGTCCGGGCAGAAACAGGTAATCATGACAGCTGAATTGTTCGGAGTTCCATGGAAGATTAAGATGGATTCTTATCTGGAGGGCAAAGCAATCGTAGATCTAAAAGTGATGGCAACGCTCACAAAGCTGAATTGGGTTCCGGATATCGGGTATTTGGATTTTGTCAGATATTGGGGATACGATCTGCAGGGAGCTGTTTACCAGGAAGTTGTGTATCAGAATACAGGAAAGAGACTTCCGTTCTTTATTGCCGGAGCTTCCAAGGAAGAAGATATTGACATTGAAGTAATCCATGTGAATGACCATTACCTCAAAGAAGCACTTTCAATCGTTGAGCGTAACATCGAACGCATAAAGCAGTTAAAAGAAGGAACAGTGAAGCCGGACAGATGCAATACATGTGGATGGTGCAGACAGACAAAAGTTCTGAAGAGACCGATAAGCATCATGGACCTTACTGCTTCGATTTAGGAGGTGTATGGTTTGGCGTGGATTAGTGTAGAGCAGACATTGATAGGAAAAAAGTTAAGAGTCTTAGCGAAAGATGTAGGGTGTTCCCAGAATGAGGCAATAGGGATTCTGATAAACCTGTGGCTCTGGGGAATGGACAACGCAAGCATGGATGGGCTTATGGATGGAGCTGATATTGCGGATATAGCACTGGCGATCAAGCCATGCCTGTCAGAGAGCCTGGATCCGGAAGAGGTTGTGGGTAAGCTCTTGGATAATGGCTGGATAGATTGCAACGAAGAAGAGCTGTTTATCCATGACTGGGAAGAGTACAGATATTATTACAACAAATATGTCAGTGAGAAGAAACAGCACTCGAAGAGGCAGAGAGAGTATGTGGCAAGAAAGAGAGCCGCTGAGAAAGCAGCAACCAAACCGAAGGAACAGAAAGAGCAAAAGTCGGAGAAAACGGTTCCAGAAGAAAAGCCGGTTAAGAAATCTCCGTATACTACAGCGTTTGAAACACTGTGGAGCACATACCCAAGGAAGAAAGATAAAGGAAATGCCTACAAGAAGTATAAAGCTAGACTCCATGACGGCTGGTCTGAGGAAGAACTGCTTGCAGCTGTTACCGCATATGCAACGGAATGCAAGAGGAATCGGACAGATGAAAAATACATCAAGCATGCAAGCACATTTTTTAGTGAAACCACGCCGTTTGTTGATTATCTGAAAAAGAAAGAAGAGACAGTGAAACCGGAAAGAACAGACGAAAGCAATCCGTTCCGATAATGAGGAGGTGGCTATAGATGGATTTGACAGGAGTATTGCCAATAGCTGAATCTGGAGCAGAGCGTTTGGCTGAAGGAGATCACATTGGGGAAGACGGACTTGTGTACTGTGGAAAGTGCGGAAGCAAAAAGCAGTTACGGGTTAAGTTCGGGGATAAAACCCATGTGGTCAGATGCGTGTGCAAGTGCGAATCGAAAGAGCTGGAAGAGAAGAAAAGGCAAGAAGAATATGAGGAGCAGATGCGCAGAATCAACCGGCTGAAAGAAGCGTCCATGATGGATAAAAAGTACCGTGAGGTTACGTTCGAGAAGTACGAAGTCAGAGAAGAGAACAAGAAGGTGTTCGAGATGGCGAAGAAATATGCCGGCAGATTCCAGGACATGTACAAGAAGAACCAGGGACTGTTGCTGTACGGACCAGTAGGGACAGGGAAGAGCTTCACGGCAGCTTGCATAGGGAATTACCTTCTCAACAATGCGAAGCCTGTAATCATGACATCGTTCGTGAAGATTCTCCAGGACATCTGGGAGAATGACAGAGAGGCTGAGTACATAACTATTCTCAACAGTGCATCGTTACTTATCGTTGACGACCTGGGAACGGAGAGAGAAACGGATTATGCACTGGAGAAAGTTTATAACATCATTGACAGCAGAGTAAGAGCTAATAAACCGATGATTATCACTTCCAACCTGGAATTAAATGACATGATGGAGTGCGAGGACATCCGGAAGAAGAGAATATATGATCGGATTCTGGAGTGCTGCTATCCAATGTATGTAGGTGGCAAGTCTTTCCGGATGATGAAAGCTGCTCAGAGATTTGATGAAATGAAAGATTTTTTGGAGGAGTAGTGCATGGATAAGATGAAAGTGTCGCAGAAGATTGCGGAACTGAGAGCTAGAAATGGTCTTACTGCAAAAGAGCTTGGCGACAAGATAAAAAAGAGCGAGACAACGATTCTGAACTATGAAGCCGGTAAGATTGATATTCCATTATCTTCATTGCTCGGCATTGCAGAAGTTCTGGAGGTAGAACCAGCTGTCCTGGTCGGAGGCGAAGAAGACGAATTTGGAGCCGAGATCACGATCCGGGCATACAGGGAGGAAGACAGAAGGACACTTATTTCAATCCTGGGAATGAACGGGTACACAACCCGTCAGATCAAAGTCGCCAGGGAAGGAAAGAAGAGTAGCTGGTATTGTATCCAGGCGAAGATTGAAGATGGAAACTTAATGAGTCAGTAGGAGGCAGACATGCAGGTGAAGTTTACGATACTGGGAGAACCGAAGGGAAAAGGCAGACCGAGATTCAGCAGAAAGACCGGTACTGCAATTACTCCGAAGGACACAGTGAATTATGAAACGCTGGTGCATATGGAGTATCTGGAGCAATGCAATGGATTCCGATTTGAGGATGCTGCAATGCTAGATATGAGAATAAAAGCATATTATTCCATTCCGAAGTCTGTAAGCAAGAAGAAAAAGGCTGCTATGCTGGCAGGAGAGATCAGACCGACCAAGAAGCCGGATATGGATAATGTGGTTAAGATTATAGCCGATTCATTGAACCAGGTAGCATATCGGGACGATACGCAGATTGTAGATTGCCAATGCCGGAAGTTTTATTCAGAGAACCCAAGAGTTGAAGTGACCATAAAGGCTGTTGAGCTAACAAGGTAGGAAGGAGCAGAGAAATGAACAATTACGAAGAAATGAAGATTGAAAGTGATGTATTTACCACGGCCAGAGAGAATTTTGATTTGCTGATGCAGAGATTGTTCGCAAGTATGGAGAAGAACAACTCAGACGAAGGCAGCATCACTTTGAAAGTAGATTTGCAGATGAAGCAGGACTGGGTGCCGAATGGAGAGGGCGGCTCCGTAGAAGTTAATAAGCCAGTGATTAAGCACAAAGTAACGATTGCTGTTCCGGTTAAAGATTCTATGGACAGTAAGAAAGATACTGGTATGAATCTGGTATGGGATGAAGAACTGAACCGGTACGTGCTCAGATATATCAACGAAGGTGGTCAACGGAGCATGTTCGATCCGGACTACGAACAGAATCTGAAGGGCAATGAGACAGAGCCGGATGAAAGCACTATGCTTCCTGGACCGTCTAATGAGCTTCCGGACAACGAAGGTGTAATTGATGCGGATTACAAGGAGGTAGAGGAAGCCGAAGAGAGCGAAAATCAGCCGGATACAGCCACAGACGAAGAAATTACCGCTGAAGAGGACGTAGAAGCTCCTGGAGGCAATCCGGAGTTCACAGATAGCGTGGAAGATGATGATTATGAGTACGATGATCCAGAGGAGGAAGAGTAATGAGATTAAAAGATTTAGTAGGAAAGATGGCAATTAGAACAGCAGAACCGTTTAGTATCGTGCCGTCATCTGGAGTAGTTGGCTTTGGCTTGCACGGAGAACCGATGGTATTTAGATTTAATCAGAAATATATGGACGAGCCAGTAAAGATTGTCAATGTGAAAGAAGATCAGGTTGTTGTGGAATGCAATGGAAAGAGAGAACTTCTGGAACGGAGATTTATTGACACACACTGGACTGATTATGAAAAGCTCTTGCATCCAGAGAAGGAAGAGCAGGAAAAGCTGGAGTGCATGGTGAAAGAAATTAAAGCTGCGGCAGAACCACTGAGAAGATTCCTGGAGAAGTATTATGATCCGATGGTTAAGGTAACTGTAGAGACTGACCGGGTTGTAGTGGAAAGAGGAGAGTTCCAGACACTCTTCCGGGAAGGAGAGCCGGATGAAACAGAAGACGCAGAATAATTTCTCTCAGTGTTCAAAGTGCGGCGCAAGAATCTTGTGGGTACGGATGAAGTCCGGAAAGAAAATGCCGGTCAATCCTCAGTTTGTGAATTTCGTAGCTGATGGTGGTAAGGACAGAATTGTCCTTGCCAACGGAGAAGTGACAGCCGGAACGATCACAACGGATCCGGGGAAAGCAAGTGGATTCGGTTATATGTCACATTTTGCTACCTGTGAATATACTCAGAGATTTAGGAGGAAAAAGAAGTGATTTGGAAGATAACAATTTTATTGTGGGTGCTGGCTTTAGTTGCAAGGTATATTGTGAAAATTACAGCGTCACGAGAAGATAAGATTGCAGCTACGCTGTTTGGAAAAGCCAGAATCACTCCGTTTAGAGTTCTGACAGTTATGCTGATGTTTGCGTCACTGATTATGACGGTAGTAACAGCAATCTGGTTCCTGTTCTTTTGTTTGAAATAAGAAAAAAATAGCCTCCCGATAACAATGAAGTCCGAGAAGCCAAAAACCTATAAAGATTGTACGAAAGGATTTTGAATTTGTCAATATCGGGAGGAGGAAATACATATGCAGGAAGAATCCGGGAAAATGACTGCACAAGAGTATTTAGGACAGGTAGAGCAGAAGATAATAGCTGTCAAAAATATGAATTCTGGCATAAACAACTTGAGAGAGGTTCTGGTATCTATCGGTGGGATGGATTCCGGAGAAAGAGTTCAGACATCAAGAGATAACGACAAGTTCGGGAGTATCTTTGCCAGGATTGATGAAAAAGAAAGGATTATGGATGAAAAGAGCAAAGAGCTGATTGAATTTACAGCGAAGGTTGAGAATGAAATTTGCAGTATGGAAAATCCGCAATATATGACATTGCTGCATAAGAAATATGTGCTACTGGAGCCTTTGAAGCAGATAGCATCGGAGATGAACTTTACATACAGGTATGTTGCTAAGATGCATGGATATGCCTTGCAAGAGTTTGAGAAACAGTTTTTAATGAGCGAAAGTTCATGCTGAGTTCCTAAAAGTTCCTGTCGAGGTGTACAAAGTTCCTATCCGGGTGCACAGAGTTCTCTTGCAGTTCCTGCCTCTATGCATTAAAGTGTAGGCTGTGAGAAGTCGAGAGACAGATCACTCAGTCTTACCGGAGGCTGGAACGTACTCAAATTTCATCTTGATGGCAGTCCGGGAAACCGGGCTGCCGAATGAAAAAGGGTACGATGCATATGAAGTAAATTGTATATTTGCAAAATCCTCTCTTTATGGGAGCTGGCGTTAAGCCGGCTCCTTTTTTAATGCAGAGAAAGAAGGTGGAAGAATGAGTATGTTGGATGAAAAAAGAATTGAAACACTCACGATGAAGGTCAAGGACATCAAGACCGGATTCGGGAATCCGAGGAAAATCGGAAAGAAAGAGGCAGAGGAGCTGGAAGAGTCGCTGGAGAAGTATGGCGATTTCGGATTATTCCTCATTGACGAGCATGACAATGTGATTGCCGGTAATCAGAGATTGTCGATCTTGCAGAGGAAGGATGGAGATATTGAAGTTCTGTGCAAGAGACTGATTGGCTACACAAAGTCAGAGCTGAGAGCAATTAACATCAAGGACAATACCCACTCCGGTGAATGGGATCTGGAAGAGCTGGCGAAATGGACGGCAGATCTGAATATAGACCTTGGTGTGAAACTGGACAATAAAGACCAGATGCAAAAGAAGATTAAAGAAATGGAACTGATCCGGTTTGAGAAGTACGATTACGTCTTGCTGGTATGCAGGAATGAGCTGGACTACAATGAACTGCAAAGAAAGCTCGGCATCCAGGGCGCGAAAGTCAGCATGGGAAGAAACCGAACGATTAAAGGTAGAGCAATATGGTATGACCAGATCAAAGCACAGATTGTGGAAGGAGGTGCCGAAGATGGAGAGAGCAGCACAGAAGATATGGCTGGCGAGACCGGAAATACTGGGGAATGAGATGAAATACGTCCAGGACTCATTTGAGAGTGGCTGGATCACGACAGCGTTTAAGGGAAATTCCTACATCGGAAGATTCGAGCAGTCAGTGAAAGGGTATCTTGGCAAAGGTTATCCGGTAGCACTTCAGTCCGGAACGGCTGCAATCCACCTGGCACTAAAAATGTGTGGTGTGAGTAGGGGGGATTATGTATTCTGCTCAGATCTCACGTTTACAGCATCGGCAAATCCAATCAGATATCTTGGAGCGGAGCCGGTGTTCATAGACTCTGATCCAGTAACGTACAACATGAATCCGGATGATCTGGAGATGGCTTTTGAATCCGGGCTGCATCCGAAAGCAGTAGTAGTTGTGCATGTGTACGGTATGCCGGCTGATATGGATAGAATCCTGGATATTTGCAACAGGTATGGAGTTCCAGTCATCGAAGATAGTACAGAGTCGTTCGGATCGGCGGTTTGTGGAAAGAAGACAGGAACGCTTGGAAGATTTGGTTGCATGAGCTTCAATGGAAACAAGATGATTACGGCCGGAGGGACAGGAGGCATGCTGATCTGCCAGAACGAAGAGGATGCTGAGAGAGCTTCCTTCCTGGCATCGCAAGCGAAAGAGCCGGTTCCGTGGTATGAACATAAAGAGATTGGGTACAATTACCGATTGGCAAATTCAAACGCCGCATTCGGTGTCGGACAGATGGAGCACATTGAAGAAAGAATCTCAAAGAAGATGTCTATCTATGACATCTACCAGAAGAGATTTGCTGAGTATGCGGACTGGTTCAAATTGTACCGTAATATCTGGAACGGCCACGTTGGCAACTCTTGGTTGTCATGCATAGAGATCAATCCGGAGCTTAAGAAGAAACCGGAATATCTCATGGAGAAGCTGAAGGAGTGCAACATAGAATCCAGAAGGATCTGGAAGCCGTTGCACAGTCAGCCACTGTATGAGAACTGCCGGATGTACTCCAGATGGTTCAGTGATTGCTATATGTATATGTCGGACTACTGTTTCCTTACGGGATTGTGCCTGCCGAGTGATACACGCATGACTCCGGAAGAAGTGAATTTCGTAGCTGATAGAGTAATAGAGATACTGGAGGTGTAGTGTGAAAGAAGAATTGAAAGGAAAGAAGTTTCTGATCACCGGAGGAACCGGGAGCTTTGGACATGCGGTAACAGACCGTCTGCTGAAGGAAGGGGCAGGGGAGATTGTTATATTCTCCAGAGATGAAAAGAAACAGTTTGACATGGCGAAGGAGTACGGCGAGGATAGCAGAATCCGGTTCGTGATCGGAGATGTTAGGGAATACCGAAGCATTCGGAAAGCAATGGCTGGAGTAGACTATGTTTTCCATGCGGCGGCTCTGAAGCAGGTCCCGACCTGTGAATTTTATCCGGAAGAAGCTGTGAAGACAAATATCCTGGGAGGGACGAATGTGATTGATGCGGCGATCGAAGCCGGAGTCAAGAAGGTGATCGTGCTGAGTACAGATAAAGCAGCATACCCGATCAATGCAATGGGAATCACGAAAGCAATGATTGAGAAAATCACAGTTGCAAAGGCGAAGGAGCAGAATGGGACGGTGATCTGCAGAACCAGATACGGGAACGTAATGGCTTCCAGAGGTTCTGTTATCCCACTCTTTGTGAAGCAGTTGGAAATGGGACAGAAGATTACAGTTACGGTTCCAGAAATGACCAGATTCATGATGACATTGGAAGATGCCGTTGACCTGGTGCTGTTTGCGTTTGAGAACGGACAGCCAGGAGATCTTCTGGTACAGAAAGCCCCGGCAGCTACGATTGATACACTGGCAAAGGCAATCTGTGAGATGAAAGGATTTGATCCGGAACAGCAGATTGAAATCACCGGGGAAAGACCAGGCGAAAAGATGAATGAGGTGCTTGTCACGAAGGAAGAGATGGCAAATGCAGAGGAATATGAGCATTTCTACAGAATTTTGCCGGATAAGCACACATTACATTACCATGAATCGCCACAAAGCCATATAAAGAATATTACGGAGTCCTATTCGTCAGATAACACAGAACGATTAGATGTAGACGGAATGAAACGGTTGTTGATGAAGCTACCGATGTTCCAGTAGGAGGCGCACATGAAAGAGAAAACAGTGGGCGTATACTGTCCGAGCTACAGAAGGTCAGACTGCATTATGACTCAGAATCTGCTCAATGATGTAACATATGTGGTGAGAGCTTCAGAAGAGGAAGCATACAGGAACGCTGGTGTCCGGAAGCTGATTTCAGCACCGGATGAAGAGATTAACACCATGTCGAAGGTGAGACAGTGGATTCTGGACAACTCACCGGAGGATATCATTATCCAGGTTGACGATGATATTAAGCAGATCCTGTACCGGACGGATATCGTCATGGAGATTAAGGACCCGGATGTGATCGACATGGAATTTCTCCGGATCGCTCAGCTACTCAGCGATCTGAAGCTGGGATATGCCACGATCACAGTTACGCCGAGACCATATCTGTACCAGGAAGAGTTCAAGTTCAACAGCATGGGTGGAGGAATCTACTGGTACAACAAAGAATGCTACAAAGCAAAGAATGATGATAAGGCAGACTGCAAGGAAGATGTAGATAAAATTTTGCAGGAGCTTATGTATAACAGAATTATCCTCATGCCAAAGTATCTTGCCATGTATGTGAAGACAGATACGAATGAGGGTGGAGACAATATCAACAAGAACAGTAAAGTCATCCGGGAATGTAATGAGTACATGAAGCTGAAGTGGGGCAAGTATTATACATTCGATGACAAGAAGAATACTGTAACAATTAAAGTGCCGAGGTAAGAAAGATGAATGCAGTGGAAAGTTTGAATAGTAAAATGTTCGATGTAATCAAGAAATGCATCGGAAAGCAGGTGATTCTGTACGGATATGGAAAGAGTGGTATTTTCATTGAATGGTTATGCAGCCATGTATACGGAAAGAAGTTCACACTTGTGATTGATGACAAGAAAGTAATCCCAGGAATCAACCTGCACAGAAAGATTATCCTGGATTACGTTGATCCGAAAGAAACAGTGATCCTTGTTTCGTTCCGAAGAGAGCGAATGACGGAAAAAGATATGTCACAAATGACGGCATACGGTTATGAAGAGGGCAAGAACCTGTTCTATCTGAAAGATATGATTATTCCGGACACCCTAGGACTCTACAGTTTCCTGGAGCATGAGTGTGGAACGGATTTCTTAAAGCGTGTGGATCAGTCAGAATTCGACTATGAAAGCCCGGATGCAACAGCATGTGGGGCAAGTCGGGAAAGAAGTCTGCTTGATATGTGCCGGATGCCGGGAATCTTCAATGGTAAGGTCCTGGATTTCGGATGCGGAAAGGGAGCCGCAATCGCTATCATGAAGATGGCAGGAATCAAAGAGGTAGACGGAGTAGAGCAGAGCCATATGCTGGCAGAGATAGCCAGGGACAACATGAAGAAGCTGGGAGAGGACATGGTAGCAATCTTCAATGAGGATGCTACAGAGCTCACAGATCTGCTGGATATGTACGACACGTTCTACCTGTACGATCCGTTCAGAGGAGAAACCTTCAAGAAAGTGATTAAGAACATTGAGGAGAGCGTTCAGAGGAAAGACAGGAATGTAACAATTGTCTATGCAAACCCGTGGCTGCACCGGGAAGTAGAAGCCGGAGGCGTGTTCAAGCTGACGAAGCAGATCAGCACGGAGTTCTTCTTGAATATCGTAAATGTCTACAAAAATGAATAAATGGTAAAATATCTGTTTGACTGCCTGCGAACATGCTTGCTACGATGACGATACGAAAAATATTCATACGAAAGGAAGTATCAGAAAATGGGAAGACCACAGTTATACACCAAGAACGGGCATAGCATGTACGATATGGTAAGCTTGCTCCAGAAAGCAATCAGAAGAGGGGATGTAGAAGTTGCCGGATACGCAGCGAATGAGCTGAGAGGTCGGTACAACGCATACCTTTGGAGAAGATTGCTGGCAATATCAGCAGAAGACTGTTACGGAATCATGACAAAAGAAATTGAAGCCTTGCGACAAGCAGACGATGTTTATAACCAGAAGAGAAAAGGTTATGAACGGGAGCCACTGTTTATTAGCAAGGCTATTACTTTGCTTTTATATGCAAGAAAGAACAGAGATGCTGATTACTTCAGCTGTAACTGTATGCAGAGCGAAAGAGTAAAGAATTTTGATGAATACCTCAGAATTGAAGATTGTGAATTCTCCGGGATGCCTGGATACGCATATGATTGTCATACGCTGGAAGGGAAAAGAAGGGGAAAGACAGTAGCAGACTTCATCGTAGAAGAGCAGAGAGATCTGAAACCGTACCAGCCAGGAATGTTCGATGAAGAATCATGGGACAGATTCCTGGGAGCCAACAATAGAGGTGGTTGGGATAATACGGATAAGAAATATCCGCAGCCAACGGAAGCACAGCTGAAGGAGCTGGAAAACGAAGATTTTCAAGATGGAGTACCGGTAAAGTATGAGCAGATGGATCTGTTTGGAGGAAGTAAGTGGTAACGAAAACGGATATTGTTAAAGGACTGGTAAAACAGAAGAGTTACCGGAAAGCGTTAGCGATTGCGAAAAAGTTCGTCATTGGAATAGACAAGGAAGAGCATGACGCAATGGTAAGGGCGCACGAATGCATGACCAACCCTAGATTTTATGAGCAGTTGGGTATTGATACCGGACAGGCTATAGCCGATGGAGTGGAAGTGCTGGAGAGATTATACGGGTGAAACCCGGAGGGTAACAGAATAAACATGAGAGAGCAGTGATTTCGTCAAGAGATACACTGCTTTTTTCATGCAGAAGAGAGGTGGTTTGGTGGCAAATGAGCAGAACCTCATTCCTCTTGGGTCAGGGAAGCGAAGTGAGAAGGAAGAAAGAGAAATGCGTTCCCGTGGTGGTAAGAAGTCCGGAGAGACGAGGCGTAAGAAAACAGCCATGAAAAAGGTGGCAAATTTACTGCTCAACATGCCTGTATCTGAAGAAGCCTATCCGACAATTATCAATACATTGCAGAAGATGGGCTTTGAAGACGACATGATAACCAACCAGACAGCAATGCTTGTGAGTATGTGGAGAGAAGCTATGGATGGAAATGTCAGAGCTGCTGAGTTCATGCGTGATACCGCCGGACAGAAGCAAGAAAACATCCAGGCTCAGAAAGAGTTCGAGTATAAGAAAGAACGAGATGCAGGTATCAGCCAGGAGATTGAGGATTTGGATGATATAGAGGGAGAGATTTATGGCAAAGCAAAAGAAAGTCAAGAAAGTAAGCAAGAAGGATCTGAAGCGGAAGAAGACGATAATGTTTAATTTCGGGGAAGGGCATAAGGAATATATCAGAAGATGCCGGGACTGCACGTTCAATATCCTGGAAGGTGCGGTACGTTCCGGGAAGACAGTTGATAATGTTTTTGCGTTCGCCCAGGAGCTGAAGACAACGCCGGATAAAATTCACCTGGCAACCGGTTCTACGATGGGTAATGCTAAGCTGAATATCGGAGATGCCAACGGATTCGGGTTGGAGTGGATTTTCAGAGGTCAGTGCCACTGGGGGAAGTATAAGGACATGGAAGCGTTGATTATCAACGGACCATATACGAACTTCAAGCAGAAAGTTGTGATCTTCGCCGGGGCTTCTTCTTCGGACAGCTTCAAGAAGATCCGTGGTAACTCTTACGGCATGTGGATTGCGACCGAGATCAATTTGCATCACGACTCAGCAATCAAAGAGGCATTCAACCGACAGCTTGCAGCTAAGAATCGTAAGATATTCTGGGACATGAACCCGGAGCATCCGAAAGCACCAATCTATGAGAATTATCTGGATGTGTACGATCAGAAAGCGAAGGACGGGACTCTGAAGGGTGGATATAACTATGCGCACTTTACAATCTTCGAGAACGTGAATATCACGAAGGAACGTCTGGAAGAGATCGTCAGTCAGTATGATGAGAACAGTATCTGGTATGTTCGGGATATCCTGGGAAAGAGAAGTATTGCAGAAGGACTGGTGTATACCCAGTTTGCTTCCTTGGCGGCTATGGCTAACAATCCGATGAAGATTACAGTAGCACAGGCACAGGAAATGATTAAGAGGAATGAACTGCAGGGAATCACGATCGGAGTTGACTTCGGTGGCAATGGTTCCGGTCATTCGTTCGTTGCATCTGCACCGACTGTTGGATACGGAAAGCTGGTAGCTTTGATGTCTGAGTTACACAAAGAAGAGCTTGATCCGGATTCTCTCGGTCAAGTCTTCCTTGCCTTTGTAAAGAAGGTTATCAAGTTGTTTGGTGGTGTAAGTAAGGTCTACTGTGATTCAGCTGAGCAGGTGCTTATCAGAGGACTCAGAACGGCTATGGCAAGAGCAGCAATGGGGGATATCAAGGTTGGCAATGCCAGAAAAGACAGGATTAACGACCGGATATTCTGCTTCACGTCCCTGGTTGCACAGGGGAGATTCGCATATACAGAGCTGTGCGATACTCTGGAAGACGCACTCAGCATGGCAGTGTGGAGACCGAATACAGTTGAGCTGGAACGATTGGATGACGGCACATCTGACATAGACACTCTGGATGGCTTTGAATACAGCTATGAAAGAGATATCAGAAACTACATAAAGACACAGGCAGGGTAGGTGAATACATTGAAATTCAGCATTAAAAATTTTATCAGAAAGTGGGTGGGAAAGTTGTTTCCTAGAAACAGTATAGAGAAAGAAATGAAAGTCCAAATAGCTGTATCTGGTTCGATGGATAACGCTATACAGCTGTGGAAGGACATGTATGAGAATCATCCACCCTGGATAGGTGAAGATGGGACTCTATGCACGAATATACCAGCGACCATTGCAGAAGAAATGGCACGGCTTGTGCTTACGGAGTTTGAACTGAATGTAACCGGTAGTCCGATGGCAGACTTCATTAACGATCAGCTGAAGAGAGAACTGTCTGATCTGGATATCCAGGTTGAGAGGTACTGTGCCGAAGGAGGTATTGTGCTGAAACCCTACGTCTCAGTAGGCATGGATGGGCAGCCAAACAAGATAGAGATAGATTTCGTAGAAGCAGACAAGTTTTACCCGACTGCATTCAACAGCAAGGGTGAGATCATGTCTGCTATTTTCTTACAACATAAGAGGATGGGCGAATATCTGTATACCAGGCTTGAATACCATGAGTTCTCGGGAAACAGTGTAACGATTGTCAACAAGGCGTACAGATCGGAGAAGATAGCATCGTACACTGATGACGAAGAACCGACCATCAACCAACCATTTGATGAAGAAGTATCACTCTCTGAGGTCGATGAATGGGCTGGACTCTCAGAAGAGCCGGTAACGATCAATAACATAGAGAAGCCTCTGTTTGTTTATATCAAGGTTGCCAAGAGCAACAACATAGATAGAAGCTCGCCTCTGGGAGTATCCATTTACTCTAAAGCTATTGAGTTGATACATGAAGCTGACCGGATGATGGGGCAGATTGTGTGGGAATACGATGCCAAGGAAGCGGCAGTGCATGTTTCAGAAGAATATCTGAAAGCGGATAAGCACGGTAAGCCAGTTCTTCCGGAAGGAAAAGAAAAGCTCTACCGGGCATTTGATGAAGGATCCGGAGGAAACAAACTGTTCGATGTGTACAGTCCGGATATCAGAGATACGCCGATGTTCAACGGACTCAACAAGATTCTGAAGAGGATTGAGTGGACTGTTGGCTTTGCATACGGTACAATCTCCGATCCGAATGAACTTGAGAAAACAGCAGAGGAAATCAAGACATCCAAGCAACGATCATACAGAACCGCAAGCAGATTACAGGGCGCATGGCAGAAAGGATTTGAACACCTGGTAGATTCGATGGTGGTGCTTATCAACCTGTACAGAATGACTCCTTATGGTTCGGTCAATGTGAACTGTTCCTGGGGAGATAGTGTGCTGGAAGATACCGACAAAGAGTATCAGCGGAGATGGGCTATGGTTGTTGCCGGGAAACTGAAACTGGAGAAGTTCATTGCCTGGTACTTTGGATGCACAGAGGAAGAGGCTGTGGATTATATACCAGATATGCAGGAAGATGATTTTCCACCGGAAGAGTAGGAGGAATGAACCATGTTGACACCAGAATATCTCGCATCGTTCTCCAGTGGATATCTGGGTATGGTTGACAATCTCAATGAGCAGATAGTCCGGGATATAGCCAGGAGAATGATAAAGACGGGCAAGGTTACGGATACTGCTAAGTGGCAGATAAAACAGGCACAGGAATCCGGGAAGCTCCTAGATGATATTGTAGCAGAAGTTGGGAGATTCACTGGATACTCAGACAAGCATGTCAAAGAGCTTTTCAAAGAAGCCGGAGTAATCGGGATAAGGAATGATGCTAAACCGCTGATAGAAGCCGGCATAATAAACGATGCCAAGCTATCGAGGAACATGTCTGATTTACTTCTGGCAAACGCAAAGAAGACATCCGGAGATATCAATAACCTTACGATGACAACGGCAGTGAAGAGCCAACAGTTATATATGCAGTCACTGAATGAGGCATTACTCAAGATTCAGAGTGGTGCTTTCTCTTATCAAGAAGCTCTTAGGTACGCAATCAAAAAAGCTGCACAAGCCGGAGGAATGGTGTTGTACGACTCCGGAGCACAGATGTCACTTGATGCGGCGTTGCGAATGGCTCTACTGACAGGACTCAACCAGACGGTTGCCACACTTACAGAGATGTATGCTGACGATATGGGGGTTGAGTATTATGAGACAACCGCACACCCTGGAGCAAGATTGGAGCATACCTACTGGCAAGGACAGATCTTCAAGATTCATGGAGAAGGTGACGGATACCGGAATTTCTATGATGCTACCGGCTACGGAACAGTTACTGGGCTATGCGGAGCAAACTGTAGGCACAGCTTTTATCCTTACTGGCCAGGGATATCCAAACCGGCATATACGAAAGAAATGCTGGATGATTATTCTGTAGCTAAGTTCAGTTATGACGGTAATATGCTCACGGAATATGAGTGCAGCCAGATCCAGAGGAGATTTGAAAGAGCTATCCGGGAGAGTAAGAGAATCTTATGCGGATATGATTCTGCCATGAAATATGCCGATGATTCAGAGACAGAGCAATACTTGAAGAGTGAGTTTCAGAAAGAATCAGTGAAGTTGAAGAAAAAAGAGAAGAAGCTGAAAAGCTTCTGCTCTGAGACAGGACGGTCTGTAGATACTGCACGGACACAGGTTTATGCAGTGAAGGATCGGAATGGAAACATAGTGAATTATGGACGTTCCACCAGTATGAAAGCTGTGTGGGCTAATAGAAAAGCAAAGAAGTAGGAGGAAAAGACATGTTATTTAGAGAAGCGTTTGAACTGATGAAACAGGGGAAGAAGTTGAAACTGCCATCATGGGCTGGATATTGGTATTGGTCTAAAGATAAGCAGACGATCATCATGCACACGAAAGATGGAGTTGATATGGATATCCGTGAGACACAGATTCCGGACTATACATTTTCCAATATCGCAAGTGATGAATGGACGTTAGCAGATAGTAAGAATTGTCCGGAATTGGGTGGCGAGGCTACATTCTCATTTGGAGAAGCAATTAAGTATCTGAAACGTGGCATGAAAGTAGCAAGAAAAGGATGGAACGGGAAGAAGCAGTACATCCAGCTCGCTACAGGAATTTCTTACAAGACAGCGGATGGAGATATCGTAAACTGCGAACATGATGCTATCGGAAACATGGCTATCGCATTTGTCGGAACATCAGGAGTACAGATGGGATGGCTCGCGAGTCAGGCAGATATGCTTGCAGAAGACTGGGTATTTGCAGATTAGGAGGATTAATCATGAAGAAATTGTTTATTTCACAGCCAATGAAAGGGAAGTCTGATGAAGACATCCTGGCAGAACGCCAGAAAGCAATCAAGAGCGCAGAGGCGAAGATCGGAGAAGCAGTAGAGGTTATTGATTCTTTCTTCCAGGAAGCTCCAGCGGACGTGAAGCCACTCTGGTTCCTTGGAAAATCCCTGGAACTTCTGGCTGGTGCTGACATTGCCTACTTTGCGAAAGGCTGGCAGGATGCCAGAGGGTGCAAGATCGAAAATACATGTGCTATTGAGTACGGTATTCCGGTCATTGAAGATTACACAGCGGAGTAGGAAGGAGGTGATCCTGCCATCTCCCTTCCTTGAGGGTTAGAAAGGAACGCTTTATTTGGCTTTTATGCCAGTAAGCACATATTTCTCCACATAAGCATCTACAAGCTCTCCAAAGAGCTATCAGAAGCTCACAATGTGGTAATTACGAATTAACAGACTGTATCAAAGCGGTCTGTTTTTATTTTGCCCTGTGATATGGCATATAAACTGTCTCCTTCTCTTGCGTGCGGAGATATAAATGCACGATAGCAGTGCCGGAGTGAACCGGAATCTAAACGAAATCAGCGAAAAGAAGAAAGGAAGGTAAGTAAAAATGGCTTACGAATTTTTAAAGAAACTTTTTGGCACACAGAAGGACGGAGAAGAGCCTAAGGCTATGACCTATGCACAGTTGGAAGCTGCGATTGACGCAGATAAGAAAATCCAGGTGGTAGATGTAAAAGCCGGGGGCTATGTCTCGAAGGAAAAACTGGATGCCAAGATCACAGAGCTGGACGGTGTAAGACAGCAGCTCACAGATGCCAATGCAGAGATCAAATCCTACAAAGAGATGGATATTGATGGCATCAAAAAGTCTGCAAAAGACTGGGAAGACAAGTACAACCATGATACCCAGGAACTCAACGACAAGCTGGCGAAGCAGGAAAGAGATCACCAGATGGACAGATATCTGGATACTGTCGGACTGAAGCCGGGAGCTATGTATCGTGATTATGTCAGAAGAGCTTTCGAGGCGAAAGAACTGAAGCTTGAAAACGGAAAGTTTATCGGTGCGGATGACGTGATGAAAGAACTGAAGGAGAGTCCGGATTACAAAGAAGCATTCGTTGTGGATACACCGGATGACGAACCGGATACACCGGATGTTCCGGATGTACCAGGAAATCCACCGGCGCCGAATATGCCGTACTTCTCAGCAGGAACCAAATCACAGACAGAAGAACCGAAAGGCAGCATGTTCGACTTCGGATTTTCTGGAGTAAGAAAAAGAGATTAACAGGAGGTAAATTAACATGGCGAAACCACTTAATTACGCAACACAATATCAGAGATCTTTGGAGCAGGCATTTCCGTATGCATTATACTATGGAGCGCTTTATAATACTCCAAATAACGGAAGATTCAAATGGCTCAACGGAAAGACCATTGAGATTCCAAGCATTTCCGTAACAGGCCGTGTGGACTCTACAAGAGATACCATTGCCACGGCTGCAAGAAACTATGACAACAGCTGGACTCCACTGACACTGGAGAACGAAAGAAAATGGTCTACACTGGTTCACCCAGCAGATGTGCAGGAAACAAACCATGTAGCAACAATCACGAACATTACCAGAGTGTTCAACGAAGAGCAGAAATTCCCGGAGATGGATGCATACACCATTTCCAAGATTTATGCAGACTGGACGGCGGCAGGAGAAGCCGCTGATACAACAGCTCTTACAGCAGAGAATATTCTGGATGTATATGACAAGATGTTGGAAGAGATGTCAGAAGGTCGAGTTCCGAAGATGGGACTGATTCTGTATGTGAATCCGGCAACCAACACACTGATTAAGCATGCCCAGGGTATTTACAGAACGCTGGATGTTGGCAGACAGAACAACCTTTCAAGAGCGATTAAATCCCTGGATGAAGTTCAGATTGAGGAAGTACCATCTGAACTGATGAAGACTCTGTATGATTTCACACAGGGTTGGAAAGTAGCTGGAAGTGCTAAACAGATCAACATGATGCTGATTAACCCACTTGCAGTAATCACACCGGTATCTTATGAGTTTTCTAAACTCGATCCACCATCTGCTCTCTCAGAAGGTAAGTATGTTTACTACGAAGAGTCGCATGAGGACGTATTCGTTCTGAAGAACAAGAAGAAAGCTATCCGCATGTCTGTGGAGGCGTAGGAAGAAATAAGCCCTGCCAGGTTATCACTGGTGGGGCATAGCAAGAAAGGAGAATCGCTATGAGTTATGTAGCTCAGAAGAAAAACCGTATTATCAGAATCCCAGAAGAAAAGGCTGAAGAGTATGCAAAGATGGGGTATGAGATTACTAATGAAGATGGGGAAGTTGTAGCTGATGCTGCAATCGAAACCATTGAAAGAGCGAAGGAAGAAATAACCAGACTCACAAAAGAACTTGGTAAAGCAGGAACAGAGAACGAAGAGCTGAAAGCCAAACTGACGGAGGCTACTCTGTATGCGGAGGATGCCGATAAAAAGATTGCAGACCTCCAGAAAGAGAACGAAGAGCTGAAAGCGGCAATCCAGGCACAGGCTACAATGGGATCAGCTGCACCGGTTTCTGAAGATTCCGGGAAGAAAAAGACAACCAAGACTCCAAAACAGTCAGAGTAGGAGGTAGCTTATGTATTTAGCAACGAAAGGTGGGAGTTCCTGCCGGATTCCCAAAAGAAAGGCAGGATACTACAAAAGCATGGGCTACTCCCTGGAGAACCTGGATGAAGAAGTCGGAGCGAGCACAAGTCCTGCAAAAGAAAAGAAGACCGGTAAAAAAGAATCAGCTTCGCAAGAGGACGTAAATCCGGCAAATAACTGATTTATCTTTCGGTAGCTTACCATTTTACCAGAAGGGAGTGTTTGGATGAACCAGGAGGCTATAACGAGTCCATATGTGGACTTTACGTACTACAAGGAAGAGTATGGCGGTGTCCACATCAAAACCGAGAAAGATTTCAGACGAGCTGAGAAGTTTGCTGAAGCTTTTGTGAATCGGATTACGCTTGGACGGATACCGAGACTGCCAACACTTACGGATTCGATCAGAGACGCAATCTGTAGTGTTGCTGATTCCATTGCGATACAGAGAGAGAAGAACGAAGCTGTTGTAAAGTCAGAATCTAACGATGGATATTCTGTCAGCTATGCAGATGCCGGGAGTTATTCAGCTGTAAGCAGTGAGATGTACAGAACGGTTAGGACATACCTGGCAAACACCGGACTACTGTATAGAGGGTGGGTGAAAGAGTATGACGATAAACAGTGATGTGACAATCTTCAATCTCAGAATCGGAGCTGACAGGAGAGAGAAGTTCTACGCAACAAGAATCCTGGGAGTTTCCTGGTATGGAAGCAAAGGGCAGGTAGTGTCGGATACAGTCCGGAAGGGCACAGCACAGTGCGTGATCCGTATTCCATACACAGCAATCGTAGAAGGTGGAAAGCAATATATAAGCGAAGAAGAGTATAAGAAGCTGTCGGATGAAGAGGCAGAAAGGCACTGGACTATCCAGAAGAACGCTTATATTGTGCGAGGACAGCTTGAAGTTGCTGGCCAATGGGTATTCGACACGTTCAGTTTTCAGCATGGAGTTATCTTGAAGGAAACAATAGAAGACCTTGCAAAGCTGAGACAGCATGATGAAGATTTTGTGACGATCACAGAATATGCAGACAACACGCTCAGAGGAACTGACCGGACAAAGCACTGGAGGATAGGAGGAGCATAATGTCGCTGAAGATGATTACAACACCAAGAGGCTCAATCGTTACTACCAAGAATGGAAAAGCGGAGCTGACATGGAACTCAGACTTTGCGGCAAGAAGAAATGCTCAATTTACCAAGAAGCAAATGTTCATAGACTCAGAGGTTCTGAGACGATGCAGCCCGAGAGTCCCGTTCAAAACAGGTATGCTGGAGAAATCTGGAAAGCTGGGAACGAGCATCGGTAGCGGCGAAGTGAATTATATCGCCAAGTATGCTGCCGTACAGTATTATGCAACGTCTGACACCAGACCGTATGATGCGAACCGTGGAGCACATTGGTTTGAGAGAATGAAGGTGGCTGAAAAAGACGATATTTTGCGTGGAGCGGATAAAATCTAGGAGGTCGCATGGCAACGAAAAGTATTATACAGGGCGTATCAGATTATTTTCTGAACTGCCCGTTGTTGAAAGATGGTGTATTCCGGGTGGATGCCCTGGGAACAGAACCGGTGGAATATACCATAGAAACGGGGATATTTGACCCGATTATTGAAAGATATGTTGACGGCAGTTCTGAGCGGCAGTTTCAGTTCCAGTTCGGATCCAGAGAGTTTTACAGCATGGATCGGCTTCAGAATATTGATAACAGCACATTCTATGAAGAACTTGCCGAGTGGGTGGAAGAGCAGAGTCTTGCCGGTAATCTTCCGGAGCTTCCGGAAGGAATGAGTGCCACGGAGATAGAAGTGCTTTCGCCGGGATATATCTATGATGGAGCTATGAAGAATGCAAGGTATCAGATTTCCTTGCGATTATTGTATTTTAAGGAGGCATGAAACAATGGCAGAGAATACCAACAGCAAAAGAGATGTAGTACAGAGACACCAGTTTGCGGACTTTCTGAATATTGGAACGTCCGAGAAAGCGAAGTGGGTGCTGATGGGAGTTGGATTCACAACCCTGGATGAAACATTCGGTGCAGAAAGTGAATCCGAGAAGTATGTAAGTGAAGCATCTTCGTCTTCCTCTGTCGTGTCTTATACATCGGTATTTCCGTTTGAAGCACGACTTATTAAAGATCAGGATGCAGTCAACGCACTGTACCATGTCGGCAGAAACCATTTAACAGGAAGCGATGCAGAGTTTGAATACTGTCGTGTAGAACTCTGGGATCAGAAGATGAGCGCTTCTGCACCGGTTGAAAACACATTTGCAGCCAGAAAGTTCCTGGTATCCGCGGAACTGAGCGGAGTATCCGGAGAAAAGAAACAGAGCATGAGTGGAAACCTCAATGCAGTAGGAGATCCGGTTGACGGATATTTCAACACAAAGACACAGACATTTGAAGAAGCTACGGCTTAGAATTTGGAGGTAAAGTGATATGAGCATGTTAAAAATTTGTGGACAGGAATTAGAGTTAGATCTGTTCGATGCAGACGTTATGGAAACTTATGAGAAATCTCTTGACAAGGTAGTGAAAAGATCAAAGGAATCTAAGAAGCATACGGAGTTGTCAAATGCAGAAGGCATTCGGGAAACGTGCGGAATCGTGAAAGACTTCTTCGATGAAGTATTTGGAGAAGGGACATCCGAAAAGCTGTTCAAGGACAAGAATAATCTGTTGGTTTGCATGGATGCATTTGGAATTGTTTCTTCTGAGGCTAACAAGATGAAAGGCCAGGCTACTGCACTCGTTAACAAGTACAACATGAACCGGGCTCAGAGAAGACAGGACGATAAGAAAAATAAGCATGGCAAGAACAGAGCAACAGTGACACAGATCGGTAATGCGGATGGTCGTGATAATTCATGAACCACGAATGCAACATGCTTATAGACTATCTCCCGGAAACAGTAGAAATTGAAGGTGTGGAGTATGAGATAGAATCAAATTTCCGCACCTTTATTTTGTTTGAGATGCTGATGCAGGATTCAGAGCTTTCAGATTCGGAAAAAGCAATGCAAGGGCTGAAACTGGCTTATCCAGTTATCCCGGATAATCTGGAAGCGGCGGTAGATGAACTGCTATGGTTCTACGCTTGCGGCAAGAGGTGGAGAGAGAAGAGAACTGGTTCGGTAGAAGGAGCTTCAGAAGTTCAGAGGATCTATTCTTTTGAGCATGACGATGACTATATCTACTCAGCATTTCTGACTCAGTACCACATTGACTTGCAGGATATTAAGTATCTGCATTGGTGGAAGTTCAAGGCTTTGTTGAGAACGCTATCCTCTGATTTGGAGTTCTGCAAGATTATGGAATACCGTAGCGTGGATATCAATGCGAATATGACAAAAGAGCAGAGGGATTTCTACCGCAAGAAGAAAGAGCTGTATGCTCTTCCATTACCTGCTGACGAGGAAGAAAAGGTAGACGCAATAGCAGAAGCCCTCATGAATGGTGGGGACCTTACGGGACTGCTGTAGGAGGTGACTGGCTATTGAAGATGTAAAGAAGAAAATGATACGGGTGGAGTGCCCGTTGTGTAAATATAAAATGCCACTGTTTTTTGAAGAGACAGCGGAGTGTTCGGGCGTGATGGTATCCTGCAAAGGGAGAAACTGTCATGCCCGTTTCGAATTAAAGATTAAAGACGGAAAACAGATCAAGTAGTGCCATTACGAGCCGATGATTGAGCCGAAGAATTGAGGTGAGAGCATGGGCTATGATGGTACGCTGAAGTTTGATACCAGCATAGATAGTTCCGGATTCCAAGCCGGACTGAGTAAATTATCTGGACTTGCAAGTAGCGCAATCAAAGCTACTACAGCAGTCATCGGAGGTGCTGCATCAGCAGTTGCTGGTATTGGTGCGGCTGCAATCAAGGTCGGTTCTGACTTTGAAGCTGGAATGAGTAAGGTTCAATCTATTTCCGGAGCTTCTGCTACAGAAATTCAGCAACTTGCAGAAAAAGCAAAAGAGATGGGAGCCAAGACGAAGTTCTCGGCTACCGAAAGTGCTGAAGCGTTCCAGTATATGGCAATGGCTGGCTGGAAGACCGGAGATATGCTGAACAGTATCGAAGGTATCATGAACCTGGCTGCGGCATCTGGAGAAGACCTTGCAACTACCAGTGATATTGTCACCGATGCTATGACCGCCTTTGGACTGGCGGCTGACGGGACAACAACGATTATCAAAGATGGATACACAAAAGAAGTATCCAATGCCACACACTTCGCAGACGTGCTTGCGAAGGCGGCATCCAATTCCAACACGAATGTAGGAATGATGGGCGAGACATTCAAGTACGTGGCGCCCGTAGCTGGAGCCTTGGGATTCAGTGTTGAAGACTGCGCTACAGCAATCGGTCTAATGGCAAATTCTGGTATCAAAGCAAGCCAAGCTGGTACGTCTCTGAGGTCAATCTTCAGCCGAATGGCTAAGCCGACTGACGAAGTAAAAGCAGCTATGGATCAGCTGGGAGTATCACTGACAAATAGTGATGGTTCCATGAAGTCTCTGAAAGAGGTTATGAAAGACCTTCGTTCCGGATTTGCCGGGCTGACAGAGGCACAGAAAGCACAGATGGCATCAGCTCTTGGTGGACAGGAAGCCATGAGTGGATTGCTTGCCATTGTAAATGCATCAGATGAAGACTACCAGAAGCTAGAGGATTCTATCTATGATGCGGATGGTGCAGCTAAAGAAATGGCTGACACCATGAACGATAACCTGCAGGGAGCTATCACACTCTGTAAGAGTGCGTTAGAGTCTGTAGGTATCGCCCTGTATGAAGAAGTACAGGAACCAATGAAAGAGACTGTCAAAGTCATAACCAGCATGGTTGAGGATATGAACGAAGCCATGGCTGAAAAAGGATTTAACGGTCTGATTGAAGCATTCGGAAATTCTATCGCTGAGTTGGCAAAGATGGCTGTAGATGCCGCACCGACACTGATCGGAGTAGCGGAAGATCTGATTGGAACATTCATAAATGCCATCATGGAGCACCAGGAAGAATTTGCCGAAGCAGGAGCAACTTTAGTTGCTGAGCTTGTAAAAGCAATTATAAATGTAGCCGGTGACATGTGGTCTGCTGGCATTTATTTATTTACGGAATTTCTACAGGCTCTGAGTGATCATTCAGAGGAAATCGGTCAGGCATTTGGCGAAATGCTTAGCAAAATTGGAGAGGCGGTACAGGAAAATACACCGCTCATCATCCAAGCTGCAAAAGATTTCGTAGCCGGATTTTGTGAGGGACTGAGCGAAGAGTTTCCTGGCGTGTCTTCACTGATCGAAGGATTCCTTAACGGATTCATAGATTCGGCAAGCACTATAATCCAGGGAATTGTTGATGTGATTTCCGGACTGTTCAGCGTGATTGACGGAGCTGATCCTGGAGCACTGGAGGCTGTTGGCTATGCAATCGGTGTGATTGCTGGCTCTATCGCAGCTTTAAACGTTGCTCAAAGTGTTATTCAGCCTTTAAGCACACTATTCTCCATACTGAAGACATTAAAGGGTGGAATTAGCGGAATTTCCGGAGTTATCGGAAAAGTTGTAGAAGGATTCGCACTCTGGAGTGGTGGAGCCGGTTCACTCATGGAAGTCCTGGAGCTGGAGTTCCCGAAGATTGCCGGTATCTTCAGTTCCATAGGTGGAGCGGTACAGAAAGTAATCGGATTCTTTGCGGAGTTCGGTTCTACCGTAGCCGGAATTGGTTCAATTATTGCCGGAGCGATTCTTGCAGTTACCAATTTCGTAGATATGTTCGTGAACGGCTTCAGTGCCGTAAAAGAAGCTCTTATGGTGGTCGGCATTGCGCTGGCGGCTGTCGGAGCGGTTATTCTGGGTGCGCCTGCATTGGTGGCTGCTGCGATTGCCGGAATTGTAGCTGCGGTTGCAACGGCGGTTGTGGTCATCAAGGAACACTGGGATCAGATTGTTGAATTTTTCCAGAGTATACCAGATAAGCTGAGCGAACTTGGTTCGGCTATCGCTGAATGGGGCTCTGGTGTCCTGGATAGCATAGGGGAATTTATTGACTCTGTGATTGAGTGGTTCTCCGAATTGCCAGGGAAAATCATAGATGCGATTAGCTCACTGGCAGAGAGTTTTGCTGAGTGGGGAGCT